AGAGAGAGGCCGTGAGGGATGGGTAGCCGCGGTATCCGTCCACCACCGGGTAGCAGTCGCGCGCATCGAGCAGGTTCGGGCCGTTGCCGATGGCGTTCCGGTCCGGCGTCCACTCGCCGAGGCGCATCTGGATCGTCTCGCCCATCAGACGGCCATGATCCGCTGCGAGCCGCCCATGTAGCGCCCGCGCCGGTCGGAGCCGATGAGGGAATTCTTGGCCTGCGTCAGCATCGTCTCCCACGCCAGAATCCCTTCCGGGTTGCGCAGGAACCGCTCCGACTCCACGAGACTCGCGTAGAGGTACACGTCCGGGGCGTCCTCCAGCAGCCAATTGGTCGTCGCCGCGTTCGTGAGGGCCGGGATCTTCTGGTAGTAGCGAAGCGTGTAGGCGCTCGAGGTCGGCACCGGTCCGAAGCGGAACACGTCGCCGTCGATCACGAACGCCTCGGGCGTCCCCGCCTGCTGCGACATGCTGCGCTGGTGGAAGTCCACGACCGGCCGCTTCACCAGCGTCCTCTCCGACGTGCCGCTTCCGCAGCGGATCTCCACCACCTCCAGCAGGTCGGTTGGCACCGCCAGCGTGCCGCTCGTGAGCGTCCCCGTCTGGCTGATGACCATGCGCCGGCAGCGGAGCTCGCGGGACAGCCGCGCCTCGGCGAGGTCGATCAGGTCATCCACGACGCTCGGGATGTCCGAGTGCGGATTCCACGTCTGGATCGCCGTCTTCAGCTCTCCGTAGGTGGTGATCGCCACTCAGAGCCTCCCCGGAGCGGTCCTCAGCCCCCGGTAGTCGGAGTCATTCAGCAGGCGGCGGATGATCTTCCAGTCATCGTTGGCCCAGAGCCACGCGCCCTGCTTCCCCCAGCCCTCCACCACGGCCAGCGGGATGCTCGCCACATGCCGCCAGCCGTCCCCGGGCCGGAGCGCCGTGGTGCGCCGCTCGGCGTTGTAGAGCGCCCTGTTCCGCCGGAGGATGTCCTCGCAGTCCTGCTGCGTATGCTGGACGAGCTTCCGCTGCCCATGATCGTGGTCGAGGTACAGCCTGCGGCGAAGCGCTCCCATCAGTGACCCGTCTTCACCTTCTCGATGAACAGGGTCAGGTTCATGCTCGGCGTGCTGGCCCCTGTCGCCGTGATCCGCACGTCGCGCGGAAGCGGCGCGTTCAGAATGAGCGTCCCCTGCGCGTTTGCGCTCAGGGCGGCAGTGGTCCACGCCGCGTTGTCGCACGTCAGAGCACGAATCGAGTCGGGAATGGCAGAGCACTTGATGGTCACATTCCCGGTCGAGTAGGCCGAGATCGCATAGTGAACGAGCAGCGCGTCGAACCCGTCCATCGCTCCGTAGCCGAGATCCCACGACTCCGTAGATGTGAACGCAGCCGTCACGCGAAGCGTGTGCTTCTCGGATCGCCTCGCAGACTGAATCATGGAACCCCCGTGTCTTCGCGGTGGAGAGAGGGCCGGCGGCCATCACGACCGCCGACCCCCAAGGCCACCGACCGCTAGTTGAGGTCCGTCACCAGGCCGTGCGCGGCCTCGTTGCAGACCTCCAGCGTCAGCTCCACGACCATCGCCTCCCGGTCCGAGTGGCCGACCTTCGCCAGCTCCTCGGTGTGGAAGTCGTCGCCGACGGCCACCTTCACGTAGTCCGGGTCCACGAGGAACACGTCACGGTCGATGGAGGTCGTCTGCCGGATGTGACGGTCCAGCATGACCTTCAGCGAACCGAACGGCCCGATGTAGACCTCGGCGGTGTCGTAGATCGTCTTGTCCGACACCTCGTGCCGCGGCGTGGCGATGCCGTCGAAGCCAACGAACACGGTCTTCTGCTTGCCGCCGATGAGCATCACCGACGGGTTGCCGCCGTTTGTCCAAGCATCCTGGAACACGGCGTTCAGGAGCGTCCCCGTGAAGCTCCGCTCCGTGCCGTTGGTCCGCGCCACCACGAGGCCAGTGCCGGACGAGAAGCCGTTGTCCGAGCCGCCCGAGCCGAAGCTCGTGTTGGCCGCCAGCCACGCCGGGAATCCGCCGAGCTTGCGCGCCGTGGTCGAGTTGCCGGCCACCGACGCCTGGTTGTTCAGCATCGTGGCCTCCACGTCCCGCTTCAGCTCCTTGGCGGCCTTCGCCCGGATGTAGGCCAGCTCGTCCGCGCGGCCCGCCTTCTCGATCCACCGCTGCGACTCCGAGGTGCCGTAGACCTTCGTGAAGATCTGCGTCCGGTTGTTCACGCGGGTGGTGGCCGTCGGCTCGGACAGCGCGTACTCGTCACCTTCGATGAGGGCGTTGGACGTGCTGGCCGACGCGAGCGAGTCGGTCTGCCACTCGTGCATCGGGTTGGTCGCCCGGGTCCGGCCCGCCATCTGGAACAGCGGCGTCTCGGTCGGCGAGATGTTGTAGATGATGTCCGACAGATCCTCACGATTCCCCTTGGAATCGTAGGAGTCGTACAGGTTGGTCGTCTGAGCCACGGAAGAACCCTCCGGCGAGGGCCTAGCGCCGCCTTAGCGCGGCCTTCGCCTTGAAGGCGGCCGCAATGTCATCGACGTTGCGCCCGCCACCTGCCCTGAGTCGGTCCATGCTCTGCTTGAAGGCAACGTCCCCCGCTGCCTCCCGCTGGACCGCTGCGCCCGGCTGCTGCACTCGCGGCAGCTTGCGCACCTTCTGTTTCAGGGCGTCGGCCTTCCGTGTCGTCTCGCGTCCCTGCCGCGCATCTCGCGCGAGCAGGACGAAACGGTGGTCGCTTGCGACGCTCTCGAGCACGTCGGGAGTCAGCCCGTAGCTGTCGATGGCGAACTGGATCAGCTCGCCGTACTCCCGACTCGCCACCGCGTTGTCACGCCACGCGGGGATCTTCTCGCGGAGGATGTCTGCCTCCCGGCGCTGCATCTCCTGCTGGTGCCGGGCCATCTGCGCCTGATACTCGGCCTGCGCCGCGTTCAGCGCGCCGATGCGCTGCTGCCGCTCCAGCATCCGGGCCGACCACTCGGACGGGTCCGTCTGCCGTAGCTGATCCCAGGCCGAGGTATCCTCGCCCTTGATCTGGGAGTCGAGGGACTGGATGCGAGCGCCGAGCTGCCGAACGAGATTGCCGACTTCCGCGGCCTTCGCTTCGACGATCCGGCGGCCCTCCGCCAGCTCCTGCGTCTTGCGGGTGTAGTCG